AATTATTGTAACTGAAAGCATCAGCATTATACTTACCCATTCTTGCTAGGAATCCACTCACTACTCCAACTTGAGTACCAAGATTAGTGATACTTGCCCTGAAATTAGCAGTATCTACAATGTTCTTATCTGCTTTCATATCCTTAACAAGGTTGCGAATAGCAGTATTGATGTTCTTAATAGCATTAGCACTATGTATCAGATTATTAGCCTTGTTAATATCAATTGATGTAGTCAACTTACCAATCTCTTGTTGAAATCTCCAATTAAACTTATTAATTCCACTAATGATTTCACCAAGATGACTACCTCTCTGATCCAGTAACTGGCTTGGGTTCTGTGGCTCTTCCTTGAGAGCTTTATTCAATTCATTAATGCCTTTGAATATTTGCCCTACACTCTTGACTACTTCGGAGAATTTCTTCGCAGACTCGGTATTCAATTTTCCGATATTTTTTGTCTTGGCATTGAATTGGCTGATGAAACTCTTATTATCATTTCCATTGAATTTATCTGCCAGTTTCAATACATCCTGCAATGCATCTCCACCAGTCAACTTCGCAAGAGCATTAGCGATATTATCAGATAAGGCATTCCAATCTGCCTTTGCCATCTCACCAACTGCAATAGCAAGAACACCCATCATCTCGGCAATCTCTTTCAATGCCTTGCATCCTTTGTCAAAGTTGGCTTTCTGACCACCAATACTCTCACCAAGGTCTGCAAGAGCATTACCCACCAATTTCATAGTAGGAATAAGAGCCAAAATATTACCAACAAGTATGCCTAAACCTATCTCAATAGCCACAAGACCAACACCATCAGTAGCCATTGTAACTGTTCCAAGAATACCTGCAGTAGCCATAAAACCAATCAACATTGGATAAATATCTTCAATCAGTTTCTCGTAATCTCGAAGAGCATTCATACCCTTGTTAACATTAGTCTTAATCTGCTCGTATCGTTGACCAACAAGTGCCAATTCTTCACTAGCAATCCATAAGGTTGCAAGTGCCATAGTAATACCTGCGATAAGGGAAACGAAGACTTCTGCCTCTACAAGTATGTTGTTGACAATATTCTTACCAGTAGTCTTAAGGGCATTCTTAAAACCACCCTTCATTCTACCACCAAGAACACCACCAGTACCACCAACACCATCAGTAGACTCGCCTTTAGTACCATTCAAGATACCACCAAGAATACCTCCTTTCGGCACTTTCTTAAATAAACCCCCAAGAACACCTCCAAGATTTGAAAGACCTCCACCGAATCTTTTAATAACTCCAACGGCTAATGCTCCATAAAGGGCAAATTCACCTGCCCAAGTAAGCAAATCATAAAGTTGAGGATTATCAGTTTTAAGACTATTAATTTTTGCAGATATACCTACAAAGAAACTGTTTATTTCAAAGAATATCTTTGATAAATGGTCAAATGCTTGAATAAGGCTTGGACTTGCTAGGTCAAGGAATCCTCCTACTAATGCTCCTAGACTATTGTAGAGTGCTTGTACACCATCTTCTAGGGTGTTGATTTGTTTTGCTCTTTCATCAAGGTGAAGTTTTGTTTCTGCACTTCCTAATGCTTTGATTAAGCCCTCTTTATCTTGTTTGTCACCACTCCAGTAGGCTTTTCCATTCTTGTCTTTTTGTGCTTTGAGAACATCTTCGGTGATACCTATTTCTTGTGTTCTTCTAGACCATCCTTCACCTTGGTCGATTAAATCCTTAAGGGCTAAACTAGCATCTCTTGAACTTCTGCCCTCATTAGCCATCGCATCAGTAAATATCAGGGCTGTTTCAACAAAGTCTTTCTGGCCATCTTTCAAGTCTTTGGTGTTGGAGTATATTTCCTTGGCAGATAATCCATACATCTGCCCAATCTTCATTACTTCTGCACCAGTTTCCCTAACATTCAATTTACTGTAAGTGCCTTGCAATTCAGATAATCTTTGATTGTACTCGGATAAATTTTTGGCATTCCATCTAGTCTTGTCATCCCTCTTTGAGAGCAAGTCATAGAAACCTCTAATAGCACTACTAGATTCCATATAAGACTCGGTAGCTTCCCAAGTACCCATAAAGACTTCAAGCATAGCCATCATCTTAACAAGATTGGCAGTTCTGTCAATAACACCACCGAAACCTGCACCAGTACCCTTATTCTTACTATTAGACACACTACCTGCACCTAATAAAGAACCAGTAGACCCTAATTGTTTAGTCTTAAGAGCCACTTTCTCGGTAGCAACACCAACCTCTTGCAAGGATCTGATATAATTCTCGGCTTCTAATTTCCCATTCTTAAAAGCCATTGTGAGTGTTTTTTCAAGTATTTTAGTGAGTTCTTCTGTCTGTTTTTCACTCATATCTAATTGTTTAAAACTAGTCACTAATTCTTCTAGTGAAATTGCTCCATTTCTGAATGCTTGTACGAATGAAACTGCCAGTCTTTGATTGTAAACATAGAGTTCTGATTCTGTGAATGTTAGTTCTTTAAACTTCATTAATAATTCACTAACACCCATTTCTCCTCTTTTAAAGGACTCAATGTATGCTCCACCAACTTCTCGTGAGATAGTTGCTAGTTCTTTTGAAGTTATGCCTAATTCTTTAAGTTTAGTTGCGAATTCTTGTGCAGTTACTCCCCCCTCTTTTAAGGAGGTTGCATATTGTTGAATCTGTTTCACAAAACTAGCACTAGTAGGCATTCCTCTGTACTGTTGAAGAGCATCACGATAACTGTTTTTAGAAGTAGCAACACCAATCTCTTTCAGAGCATTAACATACTCCATAGCAGACATTGTGCTATTTGCAAAGGCATTTGTTATACTGGCTTCCAGTTCCTTTGTCAGTTTAATGCTTTCCTCTTCGGAAATATTCAATTCATTGAAACCATTGACTAACTGTTCCAAACTTATTTTGCCTTGTTCAAAGGTTTTCATATAATTCGTTCGGAATTGTGTTATACTGGCAGTCATTTCCTCTGCTCTTTTTTTGGCTTCTATAAGTGGTTTGTTGAAATGGTTGGTTAATGTAGAGCCGATGTTTGTGAATGAGGATTTTACTGTGGATACTAATCCCTCTATTGTTTGTTGCAGATTAGTTATCAGTTCCTCTGTTTTGGTGATGTTACTGTCAAGTGTGTTGTTTGGTTTGATATTTAATCCACTTGATAATTTCTCGGCTTCTTTGGTGGCTTCTGTGATTGCAGATTTGAATTGTGAGATATCTAACATTAATTCTGCAGTTACTCCACCAACAACTTCTGCCATAAATTATCGCCTCCTAATGAGATATCTTGCCATATTCTTCTCGATAAATGGTTTTGCTTTAGGTAAACTTATCTTGAAGAAATCGCTTGTTCCTGTGAAACTATTGTAATAACTGTGTTTACCATATCTTTGTTTGGTTACAACTTCTTCTCCAGTCATTAAGTAGTAGTTTCTGTCTAACCATTCTGATTCGCCTTTTGATGGTTCTTCAGGGTCTATGAGCATTTCTGTCCTGAATACCCCATTTCCTATTGGATATGCTGCTCTTCTTGTTCCCATTTCTCTGAAGAAGCCTCCTTTTCTGTAAGGGGCATAGGGTTCGCTTTCTTCCAGTACTGGTTCAAACATTATATCGTGTATTTTGGATAGTGCGATGTTTTCTATTTCGGCTTCATAGTCCTTTAGAATATTTCCTAATGCTTGTGGATTTAATGTTATTTTTGCTTTCATTTTGTATCACTTCATTAGGCTTTCGTATGCATCGCTCATATCAGGATTGTCCTCTCCCTTTGTTACTACCATTTTCCCTTTAGTTGATTTGCTCCTATTTGCTAGTTCGTGCTTTTCCATTTCCTTTTGTTCTGCTTGGATTATTTCTAGTTCGTTGTTGTAGAGTAGGTTGAATTGTTTTGTGTCCATTTCCCAAAAGTCATTCAAGGATAATCCTATCCCCTCTACTCGCTTAACCAATAAGAAATATTTATTCAATAGTATCTCTTCTAATGTGTCACTTGGGTAATGGAGAAAACCATCATCATCCTCTTCCTCTTCAACATCCCTACTCTCTCTGAAAGGAATTATCAAGCCTATACTTTGCATTAGCCTCGGCATTCTTTCTCACGAATCTTTCAATTGATTTGGAAGATGTTCCTGCCTCTGCCATTTGTCTGATACTAGCAAGTAATCTGATTATTTCATTATCAAAGCTTGTACTGTTTTCCATATAATATTCCTTGGTCATTCCCTCGAATTGTAACTCGGCAAGTTCCCCATATTCCTCATTAATATAATCAGTTAATTGTTTAATTTCTTTCTCGTGTTCCTTATCTAATGCCTCTGATTTTTCAATAATATCTCTTCTTTTATTGAAGAGGTCGATTTGTTTGAGGCTTAATTCAGCCACACTATCCAGTTCCTTGTCACTTGGATCTTGTTTGCGATTTATGGTTTCCATATACATTGCATTTGCTTTTATTTCATTGTCAATTGCCTCAACATCTCTTGAGTATTTGTTAGCGATCTCGGATAACTCTTCAAATTTTTTAGTTTTATGTTCGATAGCTTTTTGATGTTCAAGCAATTGTTTGTTGGTGCATCTTGCATATTTGAAGTCTTTTCCACAAATCTCTACTGTTGTTTTTGTGAATTTCATACTTTATCATCTCCACTTTTTAATAAAATTAGTTGTGTTTACATATAGGGGGGAAAGGTTAATAAGGGTTAGAAAAATAGTAAAGGAATAACCCTAATAAAAAGGATTTAGGGTTATAATGGTTGAAATTGAGCGATTACAAAGGCTCTTATGATGGTTGTGTTGCTACTCCATAAGTCAACTCATCAGTATTACTAATGAATCTGACTTTTACTGGGGATACACCTCCATTATAGGCAAGGTTGTATTCTACATTGATTGTTTTTTTGTCATCACCTGAAAGGTCTGACCAAGCTTTCATCAGTTCGACTTTTGGGAAGTACATCTCGAAGAGTTCTGTGTAGTCATCATTCAAGGTTTTTCCATTGAGTCTTATGAGTACTTCTTGGTATTGGGATTCTTGGGTGATGTGTGTTCCATTGGCTTCGCCAGTATACCATTTGTCAATCAAGTGTTGGCTTTTCTCGTTCCATATGATTTCGGCTTCTCCATCCATCTCGAAGTTACCCTCATCGAAGGCATTTGCTCCGAATTCGCTTCCTAGACAAGTGAAGTCATCTAGGTTGGTGTTGAAAGTGTTGGATGCAGATACTAAACAATCGTATTTGTAGAGTGCTAACTGTTCATTATTTTTCTCGTTAAGGTTTGTTCCGAAGTCTGCCATATAGAATTCAACACTACCAGTTCCAATCTTGGATATGTGTTCACCGAAACTGGTTACTGGGTTTGGCTGATTGATAATTGGTGCATCACTTCTCCAAGTAGGGTGAATGGTTACTCCATCATCATCAATATTCAATTCCAACTCTGATATGGTACAGTTATCATAAATGATACTGTCATTAATAGGTGTTCCATTAATTGCCACATTGTAAGTGTTAACAATAGTGGATTTTGGGATAGGTGTTGGATTAGTAAGGTTCTGTGCGAAATTCCACTCATAGATACCAACTGTACCCTCGGCAGGTTGCACAAGAGTTGTTGGTGTAGGAGTATTGGATAATTTTCCATTGTTGTCAACATTACCAAGTAACATAAAGAAGTATTCTTCGGCACATTCACCAAACACAAGCTTCTGCTCGAATTCAGGCTCGGATGTTACAGAGGTTCTATCTGATCCTAACTTAATAGTCTTTGTTCCTGTATGGCCTTCCCAATCGGTTGTGTCCATATCAGGCTCACCCTCGAAATCTGTGCCTCTAGCAGTTTTTCCACCCATACTGGCAGGATAAGTCGCATCGGCTGGTTTGAGGGCTACATTCCACCTATGATAAATTTTTGAGTATGATTTTACCATTTTTATTCTTCCTCTTTATCTTTTTTCTTATGTTTTTTGCTAACTGGCTTGAAGAATTCGCTTTTTATGAGTGTTTCAATCAAGGCAGTTTGGTTGGATGGAATATTATATATTTTTCCATTGATTAGGGGTTCGTTGGTTACTTCTAGTGCGATAAGCTCTAGGATGTTCTTATAGGATGCCCCTATATATTCCATTTTCATAATTATCATCTCGCTATATTGTGTAGTCTAGTTCGTAGAGTACAGTTATGCAGTTACTGAACCATTCCTCTTCCTTTTCATCCTTGAATGGTTGCCAGTATATGTGGGCGATTGGGTTTGTGCCTACATATTTGACATCGTGCAAGTTTGGATGGATGTTTTCAAAGGCAATATTACTGAATACCTTGAATAAGGTTTCCTCGAAGTTCCATAACTCATCTTGCAAGGTTGAATGGTCAATGGTTCGTGTATGCAACTCTATCTTCATTCTTCTGAAGAATTCTCGACAATCACGATTAATTGTCTTCTTTTCACTATTATCATCATTGTAGCCGACTTGGAAACAGATGCAAGGCACTTCAGTATTCCCATTCATTTCTGCCTCGTGGAAGTAGAATTCTAGGTCGGAGTAGTCTTTGAATTCAGGATGGTTTGCCATATACTCGGCAAGGTTTTCTAGTATTTCTTTTAAGACACTCATAAGTTTATCCTCCTTTTGCACCTAATAAGTCAAGTCGGTTACTGATGACTAATCTCATTGTATTGTAGTTTCGCAGGTCTTCAGGGTCATAGACATATATCTGATTGTTGCCTATCTCGTGGATTCTTCGTTTTATTGGGAAGTCTTGATAGGTTGTGAATCCCAAGAGCTTCATATTTGGGTCGGTGTTTCCAGTTGGGTGGGCTTCTAACCATTTTTGTAAGAAGAGGTCGATTTGGTCAAACAATCGTGTGGCATAGTTTCTACCCTCTCTTGTGGCATCATCCATTGTTTTCGCTTCGTTCTCCCACCATATCAACCAAGTGTAAGCCCCTGCAGATTTATAATTCAAATGTTGCAATGGCAATGGAATATCCTCTGCATTCTCCAACAATAACTGGTTTTGAATATAATATGTACCCATCAATATAGTTTCATCCAAGTCCTCAAGGGTAATATGATTATTAGCAGTCCTTAAAACTGCATCATAAAGGATTAACTCATTAACTTCCTGCCCAAATATCAAATTAATTGACTCGGTATGGGATAATCTCCTATCCTTTTTAGCCATCTTCGTATTAGTATCTTTTAAGTTGTATTTGATGAGATAATGACCACCCTTGTTCAAGTAGGTTTCAGCCTCAACAATATTACCACTATCAAGCTCGACCTGATTAATGTAGCCTTTCTTCTTATTACTGAAACCAACAACAAGGTTCTGTGGATCAAACTCCTCACTACAATAGAAACTGACTTCAAAGCTTGTGCAGTCAGTAAAATCTCTTGGTTTAGGTAATGTCATTCGGAGTACATCACCACTCTTGATACTTTCCAATTGTAGGCTTTTCTCGAAGTCACCATACTCGGAATCAACAAGAGATATTGAAGAGTCAGAACCCAGTAGTTCCTCATCTTCAAAATCATAAGGGTATTGTCTGTCTACGAACATTTCTCGGAGATATTGCATTACTTTATAATAGTCTTCCATCTTGTTTTCCATCTGAATATCTCCTTAAATTTTATTTTGCTTAATCCATTACATTAGGTACTTTAAGCATTCTCTTACCCTTTTCAAGAGGGTATGTACCTACTGCAGTAGCGAATTTCATTTTGATAATAGGTTCGTGTTCACTTTTTGCATTGTCATACTTGAGGACATTGATTAATGGAGCGTACTTCTCGTACTGACCAATACTTGGTACTCTTTGCACATTTGGGTTGAAGAAGTCAAGGTAGAAGATTTCAAGAGCAGGTGCATCGGTACAAAATGCCAATAACTCTTTACCATCCATAGTTTTTCCACCCCAACTGAATACCATATCATTCAGAGTGATGGTGTTGTCTAACTCGAAGTTGTTGTGTCCGAAGATGTACTTGGAGGTTGCAATGTCCTTGGATGCACTTAAGATGTCAAGTTTGGTTTTTGCATCCATACCTAACATTATGTGGTTGATATCGTAACCCTCTTCCAGTTTCTTGTTTTTGATTGTGATGATGTCAGAAAGGATTGATTCAATCTCTGCATTAGTCCAGTTATTAGTCAATCCATAATTGGTGCTTTCATCAGTAGCATATGAAACTGCAGATTGATAAACATTATTATCAATTTCTTGTGCAAGGTACTTGGTTACTGGTTTCATAACATCAGTAATGGATATTCTCTGTTCAAGTAAATCTCTCTGTTCAATATCCATTTCGATACCATACTGTTCCAGTCTGAAACCTTCAGGAGTTACTACTCTTGCTCTGATTTTACGAAGACTAGTTCCCTTGGCTTCCAGTTTTTTCTTTCTGCCTTTTACTTGCTCTTCAATCTCATCATAAGTGTTAACATCAGTTACTGTGATGTTCTTGTCATCTACTTTTTGGGTTGGGAAGAGTCCTGCCATTTTGAATTCTTTTGCTACATCTTTTCTGATTTTAGCAGTATAATAACCACTATGGTATGCTCCATCCACTTTCTGTAATTGATTTTCATTAGCCATTATTGTGATTCTCCATTCGTTTTTGTGTGTTAGTTGTAAAAATTAAAGTTTTTTGTAAAGGATTTTATGATCCGCCACCAGTTCCAGTTCCACTACTGGATGAGCTTGAAGATGAGCCTCCAACAGTCAGATAAGGCACTTTCAAGTATGCGATGATGTATCCACCAGTATTTGCAGGTTTGGATTCAAGTGCAACAATCTCGGAGGCATTAGTATGCTTGTCAAGTCCACTATGGTAATCAGTAATCTTTAATCCATCACCTTTTGCGATTGCAGAGTTAGTGTCGCTTACTGGTAATTGTACTTCTCCAACTTTCAACTCGAATGCAGTTACGAATCTTCTGTAACTTCCATCAGTAATGTCCTCGGTTGGTAATTTTCCATATGGGAATTCAGGCTCGTACATTGTGATGTGGGTTGCTTTGGTGGTTGCACCTTTGACAAGTAAGTCATCGGTGAAGTCAAATTCTAAAAAGTTCTCTGCACCTACTGGGTTTTCAAAGGTGATGAATTTCTGTTGCTTGTTAGCATTCAAGGAACTGTATCCCTCTGATACAGTTACATTGCCCTCGTTGACTTCGTAGGTTTTACCTTGTTCTTTGTCATAGAAAGTTCCTAATGTATTTTTGGTCATTCTCTATTCTCCATAATATATATTAGTTGTTTTTCATTTGAGGACTACCATTCATCTAATGAGTCTTCCCATTCCTTGAAAGCCTCATAAGTGTATTTATCATCCTCATTCACTCTACTTGCAGGTGGTTCAGAACCATCTTGCACATTCCCTTGAGCATTATTAGTAGTCGCACCCTTTGGAGGTTCGGTTACTGTTTTCTGCTCAAGCATATACTTCAAATCCTCAACACTAGTGTCTTTGAAGATTTCTTTGGCTTTTTCATCATCACCTGCAATTTGTGTGATGAGTTCAGCCCTCGCTTCAGCTTCTTGTACTCTGTACTTTTCGGCATCGGCTTTGTAAGATTCCAGTTCGGTTTCCAAGTTTGTTAATTCTTTTATCTTTGCTTGTAACTCCTTGGATTCTTTACTGGAATCGTTAAATTTATCTTGTAATTCTTCATACTGTTTTCGCAGTATTGCTATTTCTTCTTGCTGTTCGGTGATTCTCTCATCTTTCCTAGTTAACAAGTCATTGAATTTATTATCATCCACAGTATCATCTCCCTTATTAGTGTTGTAGATTATTCCAGTTCGTGGATTATTTGTTAATCCAATACTGGTCATTCGTAAACTATTCGGTACTGGTTCATAGTAATCTCCAACAAGATTCCAATCTGCTTGGAATACTGGTGATAATCCACCCTCGAAATCATCAGGTACTTCGACTTGGAGGAAATCATCTTTGAATCGGAAATTATTGTATGATCCAATATTCTCATCTGTATGTTCTCTTGTGAGTTTGGTTTCGCCTAGGTTTTCGGCTAGATGTTTGAGGGTTTCACTACTGAACCTTACTGGTTTGTCGAATCCCTCATCAGCATAATCAACTGTACCAACTCCAAAAAGGTTAATAAATTTCATAAATATCAATCTTCCTCATCAAGGAATTCTGCTATTGCAAGATAATCATCGGAATAGGCTTCTGCCCCATTTACTGGTACTAGGGTGCAATGTCCATTTGGGTGGTCATATTCCCAGTCATCGATTGGTCTTGGTGGTTGTAATTGTTGGTATTCGCACCAAGCACAAGGCACATTCCTATTATATGAGCATTGCCATTTGTAGAGGGTTTGTGGCTTGTTTTGAAAGTCTTGGTAGGCTCGTTCTGTCTTCTGCCTTAATCTACCTGCAGTAAACTTCCCTGCCTTTTTAAGCTTCTTCGCTCCCTTATCAAGTTTTGCCTTGATTGAGAAGTCAGAAGCCTTATAATTTATGTCTTCGTGGACTTTCAATTGCAAACCGATTTCTCTCTTCAATTCAGAGCAGATGTCTTTGATGCTTTGAGTAACAACCTCAAATGTGAGTTTCTTGCTCATACTTGGCTTATTGAAGCCTTTCCAATTCACCTTACCATACTTTGAAGATGGTAGGTTCTTATCATTCTCAAGTTGTTTCCTCTTGAAAGTTTCAAACATCTTCTCGAATTGTTTCTCATTAGCCTTGAGGAGTTTCTCTTGCAAGGCATCAATATCATCCTTGTAATGAGATTCAATATAAGCTCTTGTCTTGCCCTGATACTTCAAGGCAAAATCATTATAATAAAATAATAAAGCGATGATGTAGGCTTGTTCATCAGAGTCAAGGTTCTTGAAATCAAAAACCTCATCAGTCAAATCGGCAGGAGTCTTGATAAGATGTTTTAATCCATCACTAACCATTCACTTCAACCTCCTGCAGTATTCGTTTGACTTCGATTCTTAACATCATTATGAACATTATCAGTATTAGTTGTGGTTTTCTTTATCCCAGTAGTGCCAGTCTTGTCAATATCCTCTTGGCCTTTCTTTGTGATTGGCTTGTGTAGGCTTTCAGGGTCGGTGTCATCAGAATTCTCATCCTCTTCTTCATCATCGGTAAGGTTCTCGAATTCAATAGTAACATATCCACTTATGCCTTGAAGTTCAAGTTCTCTTCTGAACAGTTCCTCAATATACTTGGTAACCCATTCTTGATTGTATTGGAAGAAGAGTATTCTACCACTTGTCTTACTGTCCAATTGAATATCGGCTGTTGCTCTGTTACTTGATTCGGAGTTGAATACAGCTTCAGGTGTGTTCAATCCTACATAGATGCATCTTTCGTAGTATTTGAGGTAGTCTTGGATTTCAGGTAATGTTCCACCCTTAAGCACTTCAAGGTTTATTCCATATGGCACTACTACTGCTCCCTTATGGTCGAAGTCGGATACAGTTTCCACTACCATATTTCGTGCATCCTCATCAAGGTAAGTGTTCATCTTATCCTCGTTACCCATAGTAACTACTACAAGATTACTATTCTTATAAACAGTTAAAGTCATAAGTTCCTTGAGTTTTCTCTTGTACATCACATCATCTAGTACATTAACTACAAGACTATGACCTATTCCATCTCTCTCAAGGTATTTCATATGAATTACCTCGGATGGTTCAAAGTTTATCTCAACCTCTTCGGAGGATTCGTTCTTCAACTCATCGAATTTCCTGCGAAGCCAACCATTATTAGTCTTCGCATTCTTCTGAATAACTTGCTTGTAACCTAATAATTCTTCATCAGAGTCATATATCTCCATAATATTATAGGATTCTCCATCCCATTCAAGCCATCGTGGACATATATGATTCTCCTTGACTCGTAAGTTCATAAAAGCTTGACCATCAACTGCCCCTTTCCAAAACATCTCATCAATAATCTTATTAATATTCCAGTAATCCTCATCCATCTTCTTGATGTGATTAACTGCCTCTTCATTATCACCAATAATCTCGAAATGAGTATTGGATTTCACCATAATATCCAGTAGTACACCGTGGACTTGTGGGTCTCGTGTGGCATACCTGCAGTTCCTTACTGTCCT